CTTGTAATTCTGGTTTAGTTATCCATTTTAACCATTTCCCACAATTTCCACAATATAATCCTCTGCGTGTTCCTTGTATTTCTACAAATAATTCCGTACTATTACATTTATTACATTTTTCTAACATACTTCCTCCTTCTGATACTATAAAGTTATCTTATATGGTTCTTCTGGTATCGTTTTTGTGTGTGGTTCACTCCAAATTATAGGATTGCTTGGTCTACTTTTCAGCTCTTCATATCTTCCTTTTATCATTAATAATTCTTTATATTCTTCCATTGTTATTGTTATATATTTTTCTGTTATTAAACTTTCTTTATTATCCATCTTCTATCCCTCAACTTTCTCGACTAATCCTGCTTGGATTATATCTTGTATCCATTTTTCATCTAAATCTACCATTGCAAATCCATATATTAATTGAAATTTACCTTGTAATATTTTTCTATCATCTTCATAAATAAATAATTTATGCTCATTATCACTTAAATACTTACACCAATATTCTTCATCTTCATCAGTTTCATATACAAACCCAAATCTTTCTAACTCTTTTAAATCTACTTCTTCTTTAATCTTTAACATTACTCTCATCTCCTACTATATATTTACCGAAATCAAATTGTTCTTTTGTTAAAATTCCCTTGATTTTAACTTGTTTCAATGACCATAATCCTACTCTTAATGTCTTTTTTTGTGTTCTTGCATCAATATGCTCTTTAACTATTTCTATATCTGTCATTTTGCAATTTATATTGTATAAAACTATATCTCCTACTTGTACCAAGTCTATTATTTTTTCTTTTACTTTTCTATTTCTTTTTCCAAGAATTTCTCTTGCTAAAGATTTTACTCTGCCTAGATTGCTTACTTGATAAAATCCTTCATAATTAGGTATATCTTTCCAAATTTCTTGCATCTATACTTATTCCTCTGCTTTCTCTTCAAAATATTGTTTTGCCAATTTTTTATATTGCTCATGAACTTTCTTTATTGGCATAGGATTGTCAAAATCTAATTCACTAAAAGCTGTTTCTAATGCACTTAATCCCATAGTGTTCATGCTATCTTTACTTTCATCTGCGAATTGCAATACCATATCCATTAAAGCAAATTCTAAATCTGATATTCTCTTTTCTTGCTTTGTTAAGTGGTTTAATACTACTGTCACTGCCTCTTTATCTTTTTCACTTATTTCATAAACTAATTTATTTTCGTAACTTTTTAATATTTCAATAGCTTCTTCTAATTCCATTTATACCCTCCTAACTTTCTTCTACTTTTATTCTATATAATCTAATTTCAGCACTTGAAAATCCACCATTAAATAAACATTCTACCTCAGTTTTCATATAATCTAATAAATCATCAACACTATTAAACAATTTTCGGTTTGTGTTTGTATCATAATCGTGCTTATAATGTTTTTCAAATAAATATTCACACATTTTATTTCTCCTCCAATAATTTCAAAATATCTTGCACTAAAAAGCTATTTGCATTTGTATTTGGTGTATATTCCATTTCTCCTGTAATAATATTGGGTTGTTTTGGAATATGCTCATCTACTATTTCTTTTATTTTGTCTTTGCTGATATAATTTTTCTCAACATAATCTAAATCTAATTGTTTTTCATATTCTTTATTCTTTTCTTTTTCTTGCTCTAACTCTACTCTTAGCTTTCCATTTTCTTCTTTGTGTGATTTTTCTATTTCTTTTAAATTTTCCATTTCTTTCTGTTGGTTTTCAATCATGTTTGAAAGTACAGGAATATAATTAAAATGTTTAGTTTTGAAATATTCAAATATTATCTTTTCTTCCTCGCTCATTGCAATTCCTCCTTATTTATTTTTAACTTCTAACCAATTCATCATTGCAATTTCATCTTCTAACTCTTTAGCTCGTTTTTCGTAGTAGTTATCACTATTTATTTTCAACAATAACATTGTTATCATTCCTATAACAAATCCTATTATTACACCCATATACATCAATCCTTTCTTTTGTATCTATCTGTCAACTTTAAAATATTTACTAATATTTCTTGTTTTCTCTTGCTTATGTTTTTCTTTTAGATCCATCAACTTATCTTTATCTCTTACCATTTCTGCCATTTCTGTGTATTCTTTTCTAATTAGCTCATACTCTTCTGCACTATAAAAATCTGCTACTGTCATGTCATCTAGTCTTTTCTTTATAAACTTCATTACATCAGTTCTACAATCTATTTTTATTGCTTCCTCTTGTTTTAGCATTTGTACCTCCTTTTAGTGTATCTATACACCATTTTAGTAGTGCTAATTGTCCAACACACATAGCCCAGTCAAAAGTACTAAATAGCAACGGTGCTTTATACCAATACCCAAATAATAGGTTTATTATTTTGTCCATAATTTCCTCCTGTGTTTTGGTTTATTTTTATCTTTTATATGTAATCCTGCTAACATTCCGCTGCAAAATCCTCCTGCAAAGATTATTACTGCACTTATTATTAATCTTGCTATTATATCCATCCTAATTCCTCCACTTTTTTATTTATTGCTTTTAGTTCTTGTATATTAACTGGATATACGCTTTTTTCAACTGTTTTCATTCCAGTATAAAAACTTATTGTTATACAATCATTATTCCCATAATTTATTACATCACTATTTTCAAAATATTTTACATACCCCAACTCTTCAAACATCTCATCTGCACTTTTCTTGTTATAAGCACAGCCCTCGCAAGTCATTTCTTCTTTTTTACAATCAAAGTCATAATGTTTACATCTTTTCATTCTTTTGTTCTCCTTTCATTTAACTATCTTTATTTCTAAATCTTTATATTTGTATTCGAACATTTTTCTTTTTAGCTTAAACACTTCTGTTTCTATTCCTTTTACATCCTCAACTATGTGCCTATTATCTTTTGTTATATAGTCGAAATCTGCTTTATAAGTTATAGCCCTTATAGTTTTATTGTTTTTCTTAAAAGAAGGCTGTAATTCAAATGTCGTTTGTAATTTTAAATTTTTAATTACTCCTGCTCGTTCAAACATTTTCAATTGTTTATATCTAACACTTTCTTTGATTGAATCAAAGTCAATGCCATCAACCGTTACTTTCTTGTTTCTGTATTTAGTCATCTTCTGTCACCCTTTCGTTAAAAACATATTGTATTGTATATTTGTTTGTTTTGCCTTTTTTCATTGCGTAGCAAATAGCTCTTGCACTTACGCCTTCGCTTTTTAAGTATTTAACAATTTCTTTAATTGTTCCTACTGTTACACATTGTCCATTTTTTTCATATATTCCATATATCTTTGTCATTAGTGATACCTCCATTCAATTTTTGCTTAATAGGGAATGTTTTAATTAATCCATTCCCCTGTTTCATCATCAAAATGCTTATGCTCGTATTCTTCCCAGCTTTTACTAAACTCTTTTCCTAAAAATGCTTCTTTAAGCCCACTTATTTGTTTTAATCTTAGTACTTCATCACTATCCATTCCTAGATTAGTTGCAATTTCTTCATCTGTTTTACCCATTCTAACTAAATCTAAAACTAACTTGCTCATATCTATTATTTGGTGTGTTCCTTTAGCTCTATTAAATCTTATTGTTGCATTCATGTATTCATCAATACTTTCATTTAAAACTACTACTGGTACATATTCCATTCCAAATTCCTTTGCAACCAAGTGTCTATGAAATCCGTCAACTATCATATAACTGTCTTCATTTTCCTTCATAACTACAAGTGGAAAACAAAAACCACTTTTTCTAATTGATATTTTTAATAGTTCCATTTCTGGTTTTGCTACCTTGTTTGGATTCCAAGGATTTGGTTTTAATTTATCAAGTTTTACCAATATTGGCATTTTTATATCAATGTTATCTCCTGTTGTTATTTCAATACTTTTATTTTCTACATTTTCATTATTTTTCATTTTTTTCATTCTCCATTTCTTCTTTTACTTTATTATATAATCTTTTTAATGGTTTACTATCTGTTGAATTTTCATCATATAAATTGTTACAACCATATATCATTTCTTTTAAATAGTTAACATCACTTTTAGTTTCTCCAAAACTTAATCTAGTTAAGAAAAAATCATTTCTTTCTAATGCTCTTGCAACCCTTCTCCAAGAAGGTACTATTTTTAAGCTCTCCATTTTTTTATCCGCTTCATCTTCTATCAAATTTAAATCGCACCCACATTTTTCCTTCCAATATGTAAAAAATTTTTTTATTTTTATTGCATAATGTTTTTCAAGTTTTTCATTATATATACCTATACTTTCTAAAAGATATAATGCCCATTCTTGCCAAGTCATATGTTTTGGTTTCTCACTTGTTATATTTCCTAATGCTGATGTTCTGCAATATATATTTCCAAAATTTACCCCTGCAACTCTTTTTAAAAGCTTATCCCAGTTTTCTGATTCAATTGCTCTATATTGATCAAGTCCATTTTTTTGGTCATCTCCAAATGGTTGACACAATCTTTGTTGATGTATTGTTAATCCATTTTTATACATTAATTCATACACATAATTCCATTCAAAATTGTTATTAAATGTTGCTATCCACACATCTTCTGTTCTATAATCATATATAGGGTATATACTATAACTATTTTCTAATGGTTTATTTCTAGTTGTCCAAGGTTTATCCATAAATCTATCTTTTTTCATAGATACAATAGTTCTAAATCTGTTAAGGCTTTCATCACATCTTATGCCTACAAAATGCCCACACCTGCCTTTGTTTTTTTCTGCATACCATTTTTCGAATTCTGGCACAAACTCTTCAAACTCCATCGCATATCTAAAAAACGGAAATATATTATTATCTTCGTTGATTGCAAATTCTGGCATTTCTCTAACCCACTTTTCTTTTTTCTCTTTTTCCCAACATATCCATCGTGGTTCAAATACTGATACTGCATTTCTTAAAGATAACGGTAAACATACCCAATAGAAATCTTTTATGTTTTTTAATTTATTTTTTAATGTTTTTATATGCTCGATTGTCATTAAATATTGTGCTTCCATGTCTATAAACAATACATCAAATTGTCTATTTTTCTTTTCTGCTATCATATTGACAAGTTGTATCATTACTGTGCTATCTTTTCCTCCACTATACGAAACACATAAATTGTCAAAATTATCAAATGCAAATTCTATTCTCTCTAAACTAGCATCAAATACATTTTTTCCATTATATATTTTCATTATTTTTCCTCCATTCCTCTATAACTTCTTTTGCTATTTTGTTAGCCCTTTTTTGTTCGTCCCCTGACATTGTTAACCAAGCCTGACAAGTTTCTTTTGCACTTGCCCCAATTAATCTGTTACAAGTTGCTTGGCCTAACCAGCTTATTGGATTAAACATCTTATTTGTTAAATTCACTTTTGTTGAAACTTTATATTGTTTTGTTGTTTCACTCATATTATTTTTTAAATTTTCATTCGTTAATATTATTTTGCACAATTTTATATTTTCTTTATTGTAAGAGTTATCATACATTTTATTTTTATAACACTCCCAATTTTTATAATTTTCCCATATAGGTTTCATATTTTTTCTCCTTTATAGCCCAACTTCTGTAATAAATGGTAATCTATATCCATTCATTTCCTTTTGCTTTCTTCCATTTTCACAATTACATAATGCAACATATGAATACTTTAAAACTCTTTTTCCATCTTTTATATCTTTAAAATATTGTATAAATCCTTGATCACATTTTTTGCATTTTATAAATTCAATCTCTGGTTTATTTGTAACAGGATTATTAGGTTCTATTAATACTCCTTTAATATCTGCTATTTTAGGTAAATATTTGCATTTGTCTATTGCTAAATTTATTGCTCTATTAAATTCATTTATGCTCATATCTTTTAATCTACTAAACATTATTTTTCTTTGTTCTTCGCTATATTCTTTATCAAAATATTTTTCTAGTTTTTCTGTTCCTATAATGAACTCTTTAATTTCCACTTCCAAAATCCTCCTCTAACGATTTTATTTTTCTAGCCATTTTTTCCTCTTCTGTTTCTTCTGTTGGATGTTTACCTTTTTTAAAATTCAACTCTTCCGTTTTGACCTTTTCAACTGTATCTATCTTTTCTTTTACCCATTTATTTAAAATTGCTTTTGCGTATTTCCAATTGCCATTTACATCAGCTGTCTTTTTTAGTGCTATTTGTATTACTTCAAATGGTAAATCATCTAAATAACTTAAACATTCCATTATTGCGTTTAAATTAGTAGAGCCAATACAACAAACAAACTCTTCTTGCAATTTATCTTTTAAATTCATTTTGACATTTTCGTCATCAGCTGCAGCTACATTGTTAGTATTCATTGTGTAATCATTGGTATTGGTGGTGTCATTTTGAACTAATGTCATTGTGTCATTTTGACCGAATGGGGATTTCATTTTGAACTAATGATGAGGTCACATTGTTAACTATTTCGTCTAACTTTTCATAATCTATTGTGTACCATAATGTTCTATCCATCTTCATTTTATTAAAGTTATCTGTTATGACAATCCCTTTATCTATTAAATTTTTTATAGCTCTTTTAATTGTACTCTCGCTAAAAAAAGGTAATTGTTCTTGCCAACTTTTATAAGAATTATATATCCAACTTCTACCATCTGCATTTTTAGGCTTACAATTAAGCCACAAATTTATTTTTTGTAATATAATTGCTTCATTTAATCCTATTGCCACAGCTAATGATGTATGAAAAGTTATAGGATGCTCGTCCAACAAATATCTACTATATGATTTGTTATCTGCCATTTTCTTTTCTCCTTTTCATTTGCATTTTTTATTTTTTTGTGTTATAATGTAAACATAGATTTGTTCTATGCCCCATTATTATATTTTTGTTTTAGCAAATAAGAAATTATTTGCTATTTTTTTTGTCAAATTCTTTCGCATATTTATCAAGCATTTTTCTAACTTCTGTTGATAAATCACTCCCTTTTGAATTTAAGTAAAATATTGCTTTTCTTTTCTTTACTTCGTCAACATCTTTAATGTTCATATCTGCCACTTTTTATCACCCCTTTCTTTTTTTCTATAATTATATAAATAAAAAAATAGAATGTCAATAACTTTATTTACATAATCGAATATATATTTTAAAATTTTTAACATCCTATTTTTTATCCTATTTAAGTTTCCCTAATGCCACAAATCTAACATATTCTGATACAGTCATCATATTTTTTTCTGCTCTTAATTCTATTTGTTTTCTTTGGTCTGGTGTAACTTTAATTTGTATTAATTCGCTTTTAACTTGTTTCATTTTTATTCTCCTTTATATATAATTTTATTAGTTTATTATAAAAACGTCTTATTTTTCATTCTCATAACAATTAAGGCTATATTATAGCACGCTCTTACCATATCTTTTTATAAAATCTTCTTTTGTTTTTCCATAATGCTCAATCCATTTTTCCTCTGCTAATTTTTTGTACTTTAAATTTAAATCGTAGTCGCAATGAATACCTATTAAATTTCCATTGTGATGAAATTGTTTACAAAGTGGAATCACAAGCCCGTCTTCAATACTTAATTTTCTATTAGCTCCAAACCATACTTCGTGGAGTTCCACATTCGTTTTTCCACATTCTATACAATGTGTTAAATCGTCTGTTATTATACTATATCTCTTTTTCATATATTACCTCCTAGAATATTATTGTAGCCATAAAAAATCCAATTATAAAACCAATTAATAATGCAACTATGTCATACCATTTCATATATTACCTCCAACTTAACAATAAACTTTCTATTTCTTCTTTTGGTTTAGTTTCTATATCTAAACTTTTGGCTAATCCTACTACTAATTCTATTAATAAACTCATTTCTTTTGTGTCGTATGTAGAACTTCCATAATAACAATTAACTCGTACGCATTTGTCTTTTTTACTAACTTCTTGTACTATAAATCCTAGCCCTTGCTTTTCCCATATTCTTTTAAACTTATCAAAGCTTTTTTCTTGCACTATAAACGGTTCAAAACTTCCTATTTGTGTTATGCTATCTTTGTAAACGTCTTCTTTAGTAACTATTGTTCCATCTTTGCATAATGTTTTAGCAATTTTATCGCATAGCACCCACATATAGCTATTTGCGTCCAAACTGCGTTTATTTCGCATTTTATCTATTTTAATATATAAGTTATCGTCTTTTAAATTTACAAGCAAATCTGCACATTCTCGTTCGTTTAAAAGCAATTCTATTTCAGGCTTGTTTGTTTCATAATCTATACTAATTGTTTTTATTTTTCCTGTTAAATCCATTACTGCTCCTTTTCTATAAAATATCTACTATAATTTACATCTTCTCCAAATCTGTTTTTTGATTTTTCTCTCACACTTAATACTTTATAACCTAGCTTTTTTATATTAAATATTCTCGCAGATAACCTTGTTATTGCTAAATCTCTAAATGCATCTAATGTGGTTATGCTTCCAAATCTCTCTACATAATTTATAATCTTTTGTTCTTGATTCATTTATTTGCCTCTTTTCTTTTGATTACATTGCAAGTTATATTATCTTTTAAATAATTTACTTATTAACTCGCTAGCTTTTTTCATTGATATATCTTCTATCTTTTCAAGATTATTTACTTTTAATAACTTTTCTAAATTTTCATCTTCATAGTTTTCAAGTAAAATATCTATTTGTTTTTGTGTTGCTTTTGGTTCTTCTTTTGGTTTAGATAAACTTTGTGCATCATCATCTTCTGTTGCTAATCCAAATGCCATTAATAAACTATATCTTCTTGCATATGTTAATGCACTACCTTGCTCTTGTGCAGGATTTTTTATTCCTTGCAAAGTTGCATTTACAACTCGACACCCTCTTTTTGGTTTCTCTTCCCATTTGCCATCTATAAATCTATATGTTAAAATATAATCTTCTCCATTTACTCCTGTTTCTATTTCTTGATAATATTTCATGTTGTTTTGTTCTAAATAATTATGTATTTCTGACAATTCAGTATATTTATAACCATAACCTTGCTTATTTTTCTTTAAATTAGTTTCTGCCATTTTTATTCTCCTTTCTTTTTTATCCTATCTTTCCTTCATCATATAATTGGTTTAGTCTATCTTTTAATTGTTTTTCTTCACTCATTTTTGTTTTTATTTCTCTTTGTATACAAATTAAATGTCTTAAAATTTCATTTACATTATTCATATCTTTTATTTCCATTTAAAACTCCTTTTACATTTTAATTAATTCATTTATTAAAACTTTCTTTTGTCCGATATATTCTTGTTTCATTTTTGCAGTTAAATACTCGCATAAATCAATTTTTACATATTTATGTGTAATTTGTTTTCTTGGCATTCTTTTTGTCTTATTTTGCATTCTCGCAACAATAGAACATATAAAATATAATATTGCGATTGCAAATAAAAATAATAACATATAATTTCCTATTAATTCTTTTAATCCTATTACATTCATCTTTCGTTCCTCCTTTCTTTAAAATTGGTCTAACCAATATTCTTTTTCTTGTTCTTTGTTTTCTTCTTCCCATTCTGCATCTAATATTTTTTGGTTTTCTTCGTACTCATTTTCATATTGTAATTGATAATCTGCTAATAATTCCTGTACATATTTTTTTGATTCTTGTAATTCAACATCATTGATTAAACAACTTAATGTGTCCTCAATTGTTTCGTAATCATCTACGAATTTTTGTGCATTTTGCACTATTCTTAAATCATTCATATAAAACCTCTTTCTGCAAACAAATTATATTTTTGTTTTCCTGTTTGCAATTACATAATAATACTTTTGTAATACTTTGTCAATACTTTTTTGAAAATTTTTTTAAATTTTTTTTGAAACATAAAAAAACAGCAGTATCTAGCCAAAAACTAGACTTGCTGTTTTTTACAATATAAAGATGAGTAACTTGTTTTACTTGTAAACAAGTTCTTTATAAGAATATCACATCTTTTTTAACATTGCAATAATTTCTTCGTTTTGTTTAACTATTTTTTCTAAATAGTTTTTATCTTGATTTTGCAATTCTTTCATTAATTCATTATTTGTTTTATCTTTTAATAATAAATTATAGCTTTCTACTTGTAATATATTTGATATTATCCCTAGCCAGTACACAAAATTATTTTCTTCATTCATACTTGCCACGCACCCCATATATAACGATTTAATGGATTAAAAGTATCATATATTATCCCATCTTTTAAAACTGTTATATGCCCGTTTCATTGTAACTAAATAGGTATTATTAGGATGTCTTTCAACAAATTCTTCTAACGTTTCGCCTTTATAGACTTTTACGGGGTAATAGTTGTCATCTAAAAAGCTTTCTATACTTTCAACACTGCTTAACATTAAACCTCTTTTTCTAGCATAGTCGCTTAATATCTGGTATGCTTTATCCCACGAAATATCTTCTGCAACACTTAGGCTTCTAATAGTGCAGTCCTCGACTTCATTTAGCATAGGGTTTGCGTTATAATACCTATACATATTACATCTCCATTATTCTTTTTGCGTGTTTTTGTATAATTTGCATAACTTGTGGATTATCGCTATCTGCTAACTCTTTTACAATTTCTGTAACGTTTCTCATTATACCCTCAGTAGCTTCAACCATTTCTTGCTCTCCGCCATTGTAATTGCCTCTTCCATATTGTTCTCTACCTTCATTGTAATTCATATAGTATTCGTGCATTTCGTCCATAGCATCGTCGCCTCTGTATCTTCTATCCATTCCACGTCTACCATAGTTTCCCATATAACGTCCTCTGCTATCTCTTTCTCTTCTACCATAGTTTCCATATTCTTCATCATAACCGTTGTATCTCATTTTTATATACCTCCTTTTTAATTTCCCAATATTCCTCGTTTTTTAAATCTTTGTGAATATCTACCAATTTATATAAATTCTCCAAATTTCCTGGATTAATATTTGTTGCATTGTATTCTTTTAATTTACCTTCAACAATACTAATAATATCGTCTCTAACGCAACTTTCTTTCTTTTCTTCATTTTCCATAAGTTGCACCTCCTATGAAAGGCGTTCAACGATAAGATTTGAATTTGCAATAATAGGTGTTTGTGTATCAACTCCTGGTGCAGTTAAATCAGTAAAGTCTGGCACACTTGATACACTTCCTACTGACAATGTTGTATTGCCTCTGCAACATACTCTTATAATTTTATCAAATGAAACATTTTCCACATCTCCTGCTGCAGCCAATGTTGATGCAACAGTTGTACCTGGTACTATTATTCCATTTTCATATAATCCTAATGCAACAATTCCTGCTGTTGCAGAACTTACATTAGTATTAAAACTTACTCTATAATATCCGCCATCTAATAATTGATATAGTGGACTTCCTTCTTGATGGCATAACCAGCCGCAACAACTAGCGCTTCTACTTCTTACATCATCATTAGTAAAAGTTATAGGTGCAGTATTGTTTGTTAATGTAACTGGTCTTTCTTGTACACTTTGTATTACTCCATTCACTTTGTATCATTCCTTTCTTATATATAATAAAAAGAGGCAGACTTGCTACCTCTTTACAATTTTCCTTTTTGGTAAAATCGTTTTAGCAAGTTCTTGTAATCAAGTTTCCTGTAATCAGGTTTTTGCTATTTATTTAATTAAAAATTGTTTCCGCATCCGCAACCGCAACCTTGGTTTTGGTTACAAGTAAATATTGGTGTTCTTCCATATACTGGTGTACTTGGAACTGGACAATTATTTAATCTGTTATATAAAGCATCTACTTCATTTGCAAATCCTTGTGAAATAAATGCGTTTTGAGCAGTTTGACTAGCTCTTAAATCAGCCATTTGTAATTGGCTTTGAAGTTCTGCAATTCTGTCGTTTTTAGCTTCAACTTGTGCTTTAACTCCGTCTAATTCTAATTGACATAACTTATCAAGAATAGCCTGTGTATTTGATGTTGCGTTTGTTATAATATCTCTTGTATTATTAGCATCTGCAAATCTTGTAGCATTTCCTTCATTTTGTATTATGTTTTGTGTTTGGCAATTAGCTAAACGGTTTTCGCAACAACAATCTGCAAATTGAGAACTTAAATTGTTGAATCCTTGTAATGTGCTTAATTGGTTACTAAATGCTTGTTGCATATTAGCCATTTGTCTTGCATTAGCTGATTGTTCAGCTCCAGCAAATCCTGCATTTACAGTTGCATTTACACCTGCAAATCCATTACATAAGTTTGAATTTACATCTGCACAACAGTTACATAATTGTGTAGATAAGTTCTGAATACCGCTATTTACACTTGTTAATTGGTTTGCTAATTGCAATGTATTAAATCCGTCGTTAGTGTTTTGCATAATTTCTTTTTGTCCGTTTGATAACCAAGCGTAGTCATTATTGAAACCTCCGCCATAGCTTCCACCGAATCCACCACCGAATCCGTTATTGTTCCATCCCCCAAGTGCTAGTAATAAAAGTATTATCCACCACCCAGATGAATCTCCAAATCCGTCATTGTTTCTGTTGTTTCCAGTTAACAAAGCAACGTCTGAAGCAGATAAACCTGAATTTGTGTCGTAATTCATCATTTTTTCCTCCTTATAAAAATTATTTATATAAATTGTTGCAACTTAATTTATATCTACTTAAAATATGATTTTAGCTCTGCAAGTTGTTCATCGTAATTTATTCCTTTTTGTTGACATATATTTCTTGCAAATTGTTCTACACCTGCATTATCTCCATTTTTAGCCATTTTTATTACATTAGTTAATATAGGATTGTTCCCTGCCATTTGTGTAACAATAGATTCAGGAGTCAATCCTTGTGTCATTTTATTTTTTATTAAATTAATTATTGGTTCTGGTATATTCATAATTTATTCCTCTTTCTTTTCTTCAAGTTCGTCTGTAATCTCTCTAATTTGTTTTTTAAGGCTTTTTAATTCTTCCTTAATATCTTTTATGTCTTTGCTATTAAAGTTGCTTAATTGTTCCTTTAAATCGTTTTCTGTAACATATTTAATTTGTTGTGTTGGATTTTCTTCATTGCTTGGTTTAAATATTGTTATTTTACTTGTTCCGTCTTGCATTAATTGTTTTGTTGCAATAGCTGTTCCATCTGCTAATGGGAAATAACTAATACTTCCGTCAAGTGGAATGTCTGTAGCTTTGACAACATCTAAACTATCAATTTGTTTTCCTTGCAACCCCATAGGAGTTCTATACAAATTTTGTTGCATAGTTTGTTGTTGTGGTTGTTGATTGTAATAATTTCCATAGTTCATATATGGATTAGTGTTATAAATGTTTGGATTATACATTATAAATACCCCCTAAAAAATAAAAAAAGTTATAAAGTCTGTACTACTTACTAGGGGTCTCCCTTATACAAATTTCTACTTTATAACTCCTTTCCTATAAAAATTAAAACAACCTGTCAAATAAATTGACAAGTTGCCTATATAGAAACTAGACACTAATAGGCGAATATCTAGTTTCTGTTATTATTTTATTATTTAAAAATAAATCCATCTAGTACGACTACAAATAAAAAAAAGAGGTTTTTTCAACCTCTTTAAATTCCACAATAGATTCTGATGCTAAAAGCTATTGTATTCAATTTCTCTACTATTCTTGGATTATCTAAATCCAACTTTTCGCTAATTTGTGAAAATGTCATTTTTTCTTTAAATCTGTATTTGTATAGTAAATACAATAACTTATCTTTTTCTTGTAATTTATTTTCAAATTCTATTAACTTATTATCCAATGAATTATATTTTATATATTCTTCTATATCTGCATAATTAGAGTTAGTACCTTTCCATTGATACATATCTTTAATATCCGCTCTGCCAGTTGCTATAAAACCTGCAAATATTGTCAATAATATAACTGCATATATGTTTAGATCAGTCAAAGCATAAACACTTGTAAATGTTAATGTTGACCACAAAAAACAGCGGTACCACTTATTGTAATGCTTCGGTTTACCGCATAACAACCTTGTAATAAAAAATGTTATCATAAGAATTACAATTATACTAGAGCTAACATTAAATATTTTTCCAATAAAAAATATAACTATTGTTTCTACTATATTAAAACACAAACTAAATAAAAATTTCTTATTCATTTTCTACTCTCCATCTTCAGAATAATACCAGAACCAGCTGTCTCCACCACCCATAATAACACCACCTTTACTTAAGATATGTTAAAAATATAAACATACCAAAATTTATCAACCAAAACATTAAATTAAAAACTATTATTGATAAATTTCTTAAAGTAAGGCTTCTTATTTTGTTTGGTTTGCTATGCCTATTCCATAAAGAACAAAAACTTTTATATTTTGCTTGTATGAAATTTTTAAAGACAAATATCATTCCAAAAAGCAAAACCCTATTTATCACTAAAGATATAAAATAATCTTTATATGTAAATAATGCTGTAATATATGTAAACATTGAAGCAAATATTAAGACTATAGATGCTACCATAAATAAAAAAATATCTGTAACCTGTGCTTTTTCTTTATATAACACCTTCAAATTGACAAAACTCATAAACGTATATGCTAATTGAAACCATACATTAAAATGTATAAAATGCTTTAATGCAAGATATTCAAATATCATTATACATATCAATAACAATCTTTTATTCTTAATGTTTTTGCCTATTATAAGGAATAAAGAAAAATACACCGCTTCACAGACTTTCTCTAAAAGCAATAATATTATTTCATTCATTCGACTTCCTCCATTCTCTCCATTATATAAAAACAAGGGCAACACGAATGGAGCGTGTTTTCAATAAGAGAGCAACTTCTTATCTAGCCCTTGTTTATTATATCAATATTTAATAATTATTTCAATATTATTTTGCAAAATTTTGTATTGCCCATATTATTAAACCTACAACAGTTGTACCTATTGCACCAGCTATCGCACTTATTACTTTATCTTTAACAATTTTTTTATTGTTTTCATACTCGTTAAAATCTTTTTGAGATAATGCATCTACTTTTTTATTTGTTTCTTCTAATGTCTTTTGCATATTTGACATATTTATTGCCATGATATGCACATCTTCGGTTAGATTTTTTGTTGATTTAACATCCTCACGCAATTCATTAATAATATTCATTATATTATCAATTTTTGTGTCATTTTTAATTTGATGCTCTTTTAAAGTCATCAAATCTTGTGTTAATTGTTCGTTCGTCATATTAAATTCCTTTCCGCATTATTTCATTTGTATTCCGTAAATTGGCATTCCAAATATTCCTGCATATTCGTTGGGTTTGTCGCCAAAACCTATGACCCAATCCAACCATTTTAATTTTCCATTAATTTTAACTAAACAGCGATATTTTACATATCCTTTTGTTGATTTAATTCTTATTGCATCAATTGGTTTTCCAATTATTCCTGCAAAACTATCTCCGTTTTCTTTTGAATAGTCTTTTGAGTTGACTTCTGGTAACCAATCGCTGTTTAATCTATGTGCTTGATATATTATTTCTCCATATTGTGGCTTACAACGAAATGCTGAAATATATGTATTTCCTATTCCTGCATATCCATCGTTAGTATTATCACATTTATTAACCTCTGGCAACCAACTATTAGCATACGCTTGATATGTAATTGTTCCCGTATAATCAGGTTCAGTCGGTATTGGTGTAGGTTGTGGTATTGGTTGTCCTAATCTTGATTTAAAATCATTCCATCTGCTTTCATTTTCAACAAATGGAGCAGGACATATCTTGTTAGTTACATCATAATGTCTTATAACATTTTCTACTGGAATATTATATTTTGCCATTAATTCTTTTACTAGCTCTATTGTATTGGCAATAGTTTCTTCTGATATGTCTAATTTTCCATTATTCATAAAACAACACATTTCTATTCCTATTGAATTTGAATTAGTACATTTATTGAAATATTTTCCTCCGTCGCCATTTTTTAAACCATCTCCACAATGCCAAGCTCTATCACTGTCTTTAACAACTTGTACTGCTTCAATGTCATCTACAAACCAGTTAGCACTTGCTCCTCTATATTCTGATTTAAAGTATAATGAATTAGCCCAAGCTGTTGAAACCGCTCCAACATAGTGAATAACTAGATATTTATTAATTTTATTAGTCATTGGATTATAATTCTTTGTAGTTAGATTTTGTCTAATGTTCATAAGCAACGCCTCCTACTTATTATTTTTATATAGACTATACCCTTTATCTCCTAATAAGTATGTACCTAAAACTGCTATAATAACAGATATAGTATTTGTTACTTTATCGCCATTTATATTCCAAATTGGCAATATTCCAATTAATAAGGCATTTATTATTGCTAATACATTTGTTGTATATTTTGCAATTTTTTTTATTTTTTCTAAATTCATAAAAATTCCTCCTTTTTATTCATTTATAGCTTGCCTATATGTACCTTTTAGATTAGGTTCTAGATTATCTGTTTCTGTCCAAATGTGATTTACTCCTTTGAACCATTTCGCTTTTCTTAATGCTTCTAGTTGTGAAATTAGTGTTGTATCTGTGATTTTTTCGTAAACTGGTGTTAAAATTGGATAATAAATGTACATTCCATTCATTTTAGCTTTTGCTTCTTCTAGTGTAATTCCTTTTTTTATTCCAATCCAAAATAATTGTTTCTGTGCAACAGAAAATATATACCCCTCATTAGTAGCTAAATCCCATTCTCCACCATATTTAAAAATACAGTGACTACATAATACCTGAACGTTTGTAAAAGCATTATAGCCTAAAAAATCAGTTGCTTTTGGTATTGTAATATATGCAATATTTTCATAATTATCTTTTAATTGCATTGCATTTGTATCTACAATTTGTTTGCCTATTTTCTTATATTTATACCAAGCTCCTTCTTCCAATTCTGCATTATAATTCTCATCTCCTACTTCATTTTTGAATGGTATATCTTCGTAGTTGCCTATTTTACATAGTTCAATTGCTTCTTGAATTTGTATGCTTTCTAGAATTTCTTGTTCAGTTAATGTATCTTGATTTGCATGATAATAAAATACACATAAATATTTAGCATTATTTCCAGTTTTTATTATTATTTCTTCTCCAGTATCATTTACAATATATCCATTGCCAACTCTGTTTATTGCT